CCCATCTTAGTGGTCAACGGCAAGGCCGCTGCGCAAGGTCTGACCAAGACGCCGGGTGTGACCATCGTCAACTACGACCTGCTGCAGTACCTGCCCGAGAAGGCTCGGTTTGAGACGCTGGTGCTCGACGAGTGCCACCGGATCAAGAACCCGAAAGCCGCACGGACAAAGGCCGCGCTGCGTTTGATGAAGGTCTGCAAAAAAGTGTACGCACTTTCTGGGACGCCTGTGCCCAACCGTCCAATTGAGCTGTGGCCGGTGCTGCACGGCCTTGGTATCTACCGCGGTGGCTGGTTCGACTTCGCCACGCGCTACGCCAAGATGTGGGTGGCCCCGTGGGGAATGGACACGTCGGGTGCCAGCAACATCCCCGAGCTGAAGGCCATGATGCGGCCCCACGTCCTGCGCCGCAAGAAGGAGGACGTCTTCAAGGACTACAAGGAGCCGCAGGTCTCGCTGATCACCTTTGACCTGCCGGTGGACAAGCGCGAGCGTGACTTTGACGTGGATGCCTTGGTGCGCAACCCCGACGCGGTGCTGGCCTTTGAGGGCTTGGCCGAGATCATGCGGGAGGCTGGCGAGAAGAAGATCAAGCCGTCCACCGAGTTCATCGACGACCTGCTGCAGGCCGGTGAGCCTGTGGTTGTGTTCGTTCACCACAAGGACGTGGCCAAGGGGCTGATGGAGACACTGAAGGCCCACAAGCCTGTGCTGGTGGTGGGCGACACGCCACGAACCGCACGGGACAAGGCCATCGCCGACTTCCAAGCTGGCAAGACCAAGGTGATCATCGGCAACATCGCGGCCATGTCCGAGGGCGTGGACCTGAGTGCTGCCGACACCATCGTGTTTGTGGAATGCACATGGTCCACATCGGCGCTGGAGCAAGCGTCCAGCCGGGTCGAGAACATTGCCAAGAGCGGCGTCAAGCCGATGATCTACCTCCTCACCATCCGCGCCAGCTTGGACCACGAGGTGCTGGCTCGGGTGCTCAAGAAGATGGGCATCGTGAGCCAGATCATCTAACACTTGCACCGTTTCCGGTAATTGTGCATAATGGTGGCTCCAACCAACCAAACGGAGAAAACGATGAACATGACCCAATACATTGACGCACTCAAGGTTCACGACTGGGAGTTCCGGTTCTCAGACGCCATGCGTACTTACGAGCGTGGCATGGACCAGTACAAGGCGCTCAAGGCTGCGGCCAAGGAACTCGACCCAAACATGATCGTTTGGAACACCTACGCACCTGTGGGGCACAAAGCACCATGAGATTCGGATCAGTATGCAGCGGCATTGAGGCCGCATCAGTTGCTTGGCATCCACTTGGCTGGAAGGCTGCATGGCTCTCGGAGATTGAGCCGTTCCCTTCAGCGGTGCTGGCTCACCACTACCCAGATGTGCCCAACTTGGGCGACATGACCGCACTACCAGAACGCATCCTGTCCGGTGAGGTGGAAGCCCCAGACGTGTTCTGTGGCGGCACACCTTGCCAAGCGTTCAGCGTGGCAGGTCTGCGCAATTCCCTTGACGACGCTCGGGGAAACCTTTCACTCACATTCGTAGGTATCGCAAATGCAATTGACCATGTTCGATCTGTTCGATCAGATGACCCAGCAATCATCTTCTGGGAAAACGTCCCCGGAGTCCTCAGTACCAAAGACAACGCCTTCGGTTGCTTCCTTGGTGCGCTCGCCGGCGAAGATGATCCGGTCACCTGCCCAGACGGGAAGTGGCCAACCGCTGGTGTTGTTGTTGGACAAAAAAGAACAGTCGCGTGGCGAGTCCTTGATGCCCAATATTTCGGAGTGGCCCAACGACGCCGCCGTGTGTTCGTTGTCGCAAGTGCTCGAGACGACTTCGATCCCGCAGCGGTTCTTTTTGAGTTCAATGGCGTGCGCCGGGATACTGCGCCGAGCCGAGAAGCGCGGCAAGAAACTTCCACCGGCCCTGCATCAGGCCTTGACGTCAGTCACACAGGCACCCTTACCGCAGGATTCGGCAAGCTAGGAGCACCAGAGATTGACGCCTACACCGCCATTCCGGTGATCTCCCCGTGCCTTGAGACTCAGGCTGGTAGCAATCGCCAGCCTTGCACTCAAGCCTATGTCGCCCAGCCAATTGCCTTCAGCCGAAATGATGATGGCAGGGATGTCACGATTAATCTTGCGCCCACCATGCGAGTGGCTGGAAGGGCTGGCGGCGTGTTGGCGGCTGCTGTAGAGCAGCCAATGTCCATCACCTTCGGCATGGACGGTGATTTCATGGGCGATGTGGCGGGAACCATCACAACCCGTGAGGGCAACATCAGCGACACAGCCCATGCGGTGATGCAGCCAATACCAATCAACACCATGAACCATGTTGGCCGAGGTGACAATCATTCTTCCGGCGACTTTGTGCCCGGCGCTCCAAGCTACACGCTGACCAAGGGGCACAGCCATGCGGTGGCGCAGCCGGTGGCTTTTGACGCTTACAACCAAACTCAATCAGACACAACGGCAGCACTTAGATGCGCGGCTGGTGGCGTATATGACAATACTGTGGCGCAGCCGATCCCATTCGACACCACGCAGATCACCAGCCCAGCCAACTACAGCAAGCCGCAAGCTGGCGACCCTTGCCATCCACTGGCTGCTGGCGCTCATGCGCCTGCGGTGGCACAGCCGATGGCCGTGCGCCGCCTGACCCCGGTCGAGTGCGAACGGTTGCAAGGTTTCCCAGACGGGTACACCAACATCCCTTGGCGCAAGAAGCCCGAGTCACCTGACGGCCCACGCTACAAGGCGCTGGGCAACTCTTGGGCCGTGCCTGTCGTGGCATGGATCGGCAAGCGCATCAACGAGGCCGTCAAATGACCACCAACAACACCCAGCGGGTGCAAGCACTGAGGCAGCGCCGCAAGGCCGCTGGCCTCGTGCGCGTCGAGCACTACCTCACCCCAGCCCAAGCCGCCAAGGTCAAAGAATTCATCAACCAGTTGAAGGCACAGAAATGAACCACGTCATCCGCAAGCACGCACGTCTGTCCGCATCCAAGGCCGAGCGGTTCATGACCTGCCCCGGCAGCTTCCGTCTTGAGTCCCAGATGCCCTACGAGCCAGCAGGCGAGGCCGCAGCCATCGGCACGGCGATCCACGAGCTGTCCGAGGCCATGATGCGCGGTGACGACCTGATCCAAGCGGACTACCCAGACGACCATTGGGAGATGGCCGCAGACTACGTCCGCTTCATCAACGAGCTGGTCACCAACCCACGCAAGAAGCTGATCGAGGTCAACGTGGACAACGGCCTGAAGACCCTGCACCAAGCACTCGGCGGCACCGCCGACGCCGTGCTGGTGGATGGCAACCACCTCCATGTGGTTGACCTCAAGACCGGGCGTGTGGTTGTGGACGCCGAGAACAACAAGCAGCTCCTAACCTACGCCGTGGGCGTGATGCGCCAGTTCAACGCACCCGCATCCATCGAATGCACCATGCACATCTTCCAGCCCAAGGCAGGCCACAGCAAGTGGACCGTCTCCGGTGCCGATCTGGTCAAGCACGGTCTTGAACTCAAGGCCGCTGCCGATCTGGCCCTATCCCCAGACGCGCCCACCAACCCAAGCACCGAAGCCTGCCGCTACTGCCGCGCCAAGACCATCTGCCCGTCCATGCGTGCCAAGGTGCAGGACAACGCCAGAAAAGACTTCGCACCCGACACACAGGTCACCCCAGAGATGCTGGACTTGGCCGAGCTGGCCAGCCAGTGGTCAGAGGCCGTCAAGGCCGCAGCCAAGACGCAGATCAAGACCACGCCCATCGCTGGCTGGGCGCTCAAGCCCGGACGAAAGATGCGGTTCTGGAAGGCTGAAGGATTGGCCATTGAGGCGCTCAAGGACCACCCAGAGGCCTTCGACCTGAAGAGTCCATCCGCGATTGAGAAGATGGGCATCACAGTCAGTGAGGAACTGATCGGAACCAAAAACGCCGAGGAGTCCTTGGCCCGTCAAAAGCCCAAGGCCTAAAATGCAGAACCAAAAAAAGAACCCGGCCAGCGCGAACTGGACGGGTTCATCAAGCAACTCAACCGGAGAACCACTCATGAATGAAACAAGTGGCGGGTCTATTTTACCAGCCAGCGGCATCACCGAGCAGTCGTTCGCCGCCGCCGCCAAGATCGCCACGGCGGTGCAGCAGGCCCGGTTCTGTGGCTTCAACGTCTCGACACAGGGCGGCAAGGTCACCAAGCGCCCCCTGAGCCCTGCGTGCCCCGGGGT